GCCAGGGCGCGGTCTATGCCAATGCCCACGGCAATTACGGAATGCGCTTCGCCTATGTGAAGCCCACCCCAGGCAAAAAAGACGGCAAGGCCGTCGCCATCTACGAAATGTCAGGCGAAGAGCGTCAAAAGCATTTGAACGCGCTCAAGCAAGTCGCGCTGCGGCTGCATCGCTTCCTCTCACTCTCGAAGGATCCGCACGAACTCGCGGGTCTCGTCTGCCCGAACTACGAGAGCTTTTACTGGTCGAACGCGCAAACGCGCGCCGACGGTGAAAAAGTGTTCGGTTTTTAACGCTCAACCCTCAACGCACAAGTCAAAAGGAGAAAGACAATGCCATTGAACATCGGAGCATCAGGAAGCATCAAGCCCTACGCCAAATACAACTCGAAGGCCGACAAATGGTTTGCCAAAGGGCCGGAAGGCGATTTGGAAATCCAACGTCCCACCTTCCTCGCGGATTTGAAAAACATCGCCACAGGCTGGCTGTGCTTCCGCGAAGGCCAAGCGCCGGAACGTCTGATCGATGCATCGCTCGATCATGCCGCGCCGTCGCCAGGTGCCGACTTCAAGCGTGGTTTCGTGCTTGCTGTTTTCAGCCAGAAGTTCTTCGGCGGTATTGCCGAGCTTTCGTCAGCGTCCATTCACATGGGCAACGCGCTGCGCGAAATCTATCAGCAGTTCGAAGAACAGTCGGGCAATCATCCTGGCCAGATCCCCGTGATTGAATGCACGGGTTCGGAGCCGATGAAGGATAAATACGGCACCAACTATCGCCCGAAACTGCAGCTCGTGAAATGGGTGGATCGTCCCGCTGAATTGCCGGACACATCGCCTGTGGAAACGGCTGACATCTGGCAACCGTCCGGCGCGACGGCCAAACCAGCGCCTGCCACCACCGCAGCTCCGCCTGCGGCGAAACCCGCTCCGAGCAATCCCCTGTCCGAAGCCGAGTTTTAATTTGAGTGGTAATCCCCAACGTGCAGCCGTCGAACGAACCATGCTTAGATCTTATGCATCAGCATTTAGAACACCTCTTCGGTGGGTTCCTCGACGGCTGTCACGATGGGTTGATCGAAATTGCCTACACCGATGCGGAAGATAAAAAACTGCGCCACGCCCGATTGTTCGGCACGGACGAGATCGAGGACGCGGCGCAGTTTGCGCATGAACAGAATTTAATCGAAGGCCAGAACGTCTATGTGGGCGCGGCGCTTCGCAAGCCGGACATCGCAAAGGATAAGCGCGCCAATGACGGCGACATCCTATGCCTGACGGCCTTTTACACTGATCTCGATGAGGGTGCAGCCGCCGCGCAGGCGAAACAACGCTATCGCGGCTGCCCACCCACATGCGTGGTCGTCACGGGCCGCACGCCGCACACGCGCGCGCAGCTCTGGTGGCGGCAAGATACCCCCGAATGCGACATGACGCAGGCACGCGCCCAGAATTCGGCCTTGGCGGCGGCATTCGGGGGTGACCGCACGGTCGTCAACGCTTCCCGCGTTATGCGGCTGGCCGGATCTATTGCATGGCCTCATAAACCTGGCCGCGTCAAAGAGCGCACGGAGTTGCAGCTTTTCGATAATAGCCGCCCGAAATCCTATCCCCTCGGCCAATTGCAAAAGGCGTTTCCGTCCGCCGAAGAGAAATCGCCCGACGCACCGCCCGCCAAGGTGAGCGCGGCCACGCTGAATATCGGATCGCCGGATCCGTTGTCGATTGAAGCCACGCTTCATGCTGTGCGCTCCGGCCACCAATGGCACAACAACATCCTGCGCCTGGTCGCGCATTGGATCGCGCGCGGCTGGTCGGACGCCGAAATACTGACCGCCGCCGAGAGCTTGACGTTGCCAGGTTTCACCGGAGAGCAAACGCGCCGCGAAGTCGGCCAGATGATCCTGGGCGCGCGCGCCAAATGGGCCATCCCCAATCCCCTAAACAAAGTCGAAGAGTTCGCCAGCAATCCGTTCCTGGCCGTGTTCCTTGCGGAATTGAACATCGGCATGCTTCCGCGCCGCCGCTGGATCTTAGGCCGCAGCCTTTTGCATGCGCAGCTCGCCTTGATGGTCGCGCCGCCTGGTGTCGGTAAATCCACGCTGGTCATCACGCAAGGCATCGCCATTTGCACGGGTAAAAATCTCACCGCCCAGGACGTTCACGAAACGGGCAATGTCTGGATTCACAATAACGAAGATGACCTGGATGAATTGAAGCGCCGCGTCGCCGCCGTTCTGCAGCACCACAACATTCCGTTTTCAGAAGTCAAAGATAAGCTGGCGCTGACCAGCGGCGCGGATCGCCAATTCATCGTCGCCAAGACAGATCGCAACGGCAGCGTCATTCGCCAGCCGGACGTCGCCGCCTGCGTGGAGCAAATCCGCAAATACAACATCAAGGTTTTCATCGTCGATCCGTTTGCCGAAACCCACGAGGTTGAAGAAAACAGCAACGAGCAGATCAAGATCGTCGCCCAGCTTTATCGGGAGATCGCCCGCTTAGGCGATTGCGCCGTCCTGCTGGTGCATCACACCGCCAAACCGCCACAGGGATCCAGCGAAGGCCATGCTGGCAACATGAATACCGCGCGCGGCGCGTCCGCCCTGACGGGTGTCGCCCGCATCGTGCAAACGCTGTTCGGCATGAGCGCCCGCGACGGCGAGAAATTCGCCATCCAGGATGAAGATCGCCACCTCTATGTGCGCCTGGATGATGCCAAGGCAAACCTGTCGCTGGCATCGCCAAATGCCCTCTGGTTTAAGCGCATCGGTGTCACCATCGCCAACGGCGATGAGGTCGGCGTGCTGGAGATCGCGGATTTCTCAAACAAGGTCGAAGAGATCAGAGACGCCGAATACAATTTCCAAAAAACAATCATCTCCTGCCTGCTGGCCCAAGTGCCGGAACACACCATCACGCTGAACGCCGCCACCAAGCTACTGGCCTGGGGCAATGATGAACGCTTCCACAAATACCGTTCAAAAGATGCCCGTGGCTATGAACGCTCCTCGCGCACGCTGCGGGAGATCGTCGTGGCCGCGTGCCGCGCAAACATCTCCATCAATAACGGCAAAGCCATGCAGGGCTACACCCTCGATTTATCAGAGCAGCCGCTGACGCTGAAACGCTTTTCCCACCCCATAGACCCGCTCTCGCAACCTGAATTCACGGAGGATTATGATGACTGACAGATCGGCTGTGTTTCGTGTTTCGAAACACGGAAACATTGCGAAACACATGAAAAGGTTAAGTGTTTCATTGTTTCGGCGTGACCGCGAAACACACTTTTCTAATCGTTTGATTTTAAACAGTGTTTCGTTGTTTCAGTGTTTCCCCCCTATAGGGGCGAGTGTGGCGCGGAACAACCGCGCCCACCACACTCTCCCTACAGGGGGTGGCGCATGAGCGGCCCGCACCCATCAGCGCTGGCACCCACCCATGCCAGCAGCCAGTCCGTCCTGGACGGTCTGGATGAAACCGCCCGCCAAATGGAAATGACGTGGGGCGTAGGACGCCTTCGCGTTTTGGTTTCCGATTTCCTTCGCCTCAAGTTCGACGCCCAGGCGGAGAAGCTCAACACCGCCATCACCGACGGCAAGCCCGAATTTATTGTCGTGCAGGCCGAGGGTATGCGCCGTGCGTGGCTCGCCTTGGACAAGGCCGCGCGCGAAGCGGGTTATCGTCCCCTTGATCCGAATATTTGGGAAATGGTGCTTCCCAGCGCGGGCGTGGCCGTGGCTGTCGTGCGCACCGAAGCAGAAGCCAGCATTGTCGCCAAAGATCGCGTCGTGTTCACGCTGCCTGAGATCGGCGCATTTCTCGAAAAGAATTACGACGCCATGTCGCGCGTGCGGAAAAAACATCCAGGCACCTTGCTCACCATGAAACCAAAGTCCTTCGACTGGTCGAAGGGCGACGACATTCCCTTTTGAAAGGAGGAATCCATGCTCGTTGAACAACCACAAAGCATTCTGGCCAAAGATCCACCGCATATCGACGATCCGGTCAACCGCACCCTGTTGGCGCTCGACCTGGGCAGCAAACTCGGCTGGGCGATGCGCTTACGCGAAGGCACTTTCAGCAGCGGCACCGTCGCTTTTAAGCCTGGACGCTTTGAAGGCGCAGGCATGGGTTTTCTGCGCTTCCGCTATTGGCTTGACGAGCTGGCAAAAACATCGGGCGGCATCGACGTTGTTTATTTCGAGGAAGTGCGCGCGCATGCAGGCACGCTGGCCGCGCAAGTCTATGGCGGCTTTCTCGCCCACCTGACCGCATGGTGCGAATTTCACCACGTTCCATACCAGGGCGTTCCTGTCGCCACGATCAAAAAACACGCAACCGGAAAAGGCAACGCCGATAAGAAAGCGGTCATCGCCGCTATGCAGGCCAAAGGGTTCAATCCGCAGGACGACAACGAAGCCGACGCTCTCGCCATCCTGCAATGGGCAATCACACAAGGAGCAGCATCATGAGACTTTATCCAAAACACTTCGGTGGTGAACGCACCGATCCGGAAATCATCAAACGCGACGGCTGGAACCAGCAAGGCATCCTCGTGGTGGCTGCGGGCGATAGCAGGCTCACCTGGCCGGAGCGTGAATTGGTGAAACAACTGGGCGAAAAACTTTACGGCAAACAGCAAACGACGGGGCAAACATGACGGAGAAATGGACAGCAAGCGAAATCGCAGATCGGTTCGAGGAAGCAATCTACACGCTGAAACGGCTGCCAAAACCAAAGGTGCAGGGTTATCACAATATGTGGCCGCCCATCGTTTACACGACCTGGGAGCTGCTGGCGCAGGAGAAGAAACCCTTTCGGCTCGGCCCGCCGTTACCAAAGGCCATTGACCGCATGGAGCAGACCTTTGTGTGGATCGGCTGGCTTGAGGAGGACGAACGCAAGATGGTCTGGCTGCGCGCGGCACGGCTTCCTTGGCGCGTGATCTGCGCACGCTTTGGCGTATGCAAAAACACGGCGGCGCACCGCTGGACGGTGGCGCTGGTTAAGATTGCGCATCGCCTAAACCGAGAGTCCCCCAAGGCAGCGAAGAGAAAGGTAGAGGAGCGAAGAGGTTCTGCCTGACGCTTTGGACGGTTTTTGAATAGATTTTAGATAGGCTGGCGTGACTTGACAGAGCATGACGGCCTAATCCCCTAACCATTTGAAATCTTGGGTCCTTCCTGCACGAAAATCAATGCGGGCGGGCGAGGCCCGATGGTTTTCTAGCGACAGCCCCGCGAAACGGGTTACAGCGCGGTTACAAGTTACAAGACAGGTTACATGACAATTGAAAATTCAAAGCGCATGGCGGATCGCATCGAGATATGGCCAACGGATAAGCTCGTCCCTTACGACAAAAATCCGCGCACCCATTCGACGGAACAGGTCAACCAGATCGCGGCAAGCATTGCCGAGTTCGGTTTTCTCAACCCAATCCTCGTCGACACGACGGCGGGCATCATTGCAGGGCATGGTCGCCTCCAGGCGGCAAAACAAATCGGCCTCGCGCAAGTCCCCGTCGTCGTGCTGGATCATTTAACCGAAGCGCAGAAGCGCGCTTACGTCATTGCCGACAACAAGCTGGCGCTCAACGCCGGATGGGACGATGAATTGCTGCGCTCCGAAATGGCCGCTCTGGCTGCGGAGAATTTCGATATGCCCGTCATCGGTTTTTCCGACGACGAATTAGCCGCCTTGCTGGCCGAGCCGAACGTGGCCGAAGGTCAAACGGATGAAGACGCCGTGCCGGAAGCGCCGGAAACGCCCGTCAGCAAACCTGGCGACCTTTGGCGGCTGGGCAACCACCTTCTGCTTTGTGGTGACAGCACCGTGCTGGCCAACGTCGAACGGGTGCTGGACGGCGCGCTGGCCGACATGGTTTTCACGGATCCACCGTACAACGTGGATTACGGCAATACCGCCAAGGACAAAATGCGCGGTACGAACCGCACCATCATGAACGATAACCTGGGCGACGGCTTCGAGAAATTTCTTTATGACACATGCGTCAATATGCTGACCGTCTGCAAAGGCGCGCTTTACGTTTGCATGTCATCCAGCGAATTGCACACGCTGCAAAAGGCGTTCGTCGATGCTGGCGGCAAATGGTCGACCTTCGTTATCTGGGCCAAGAACACTTTCACTCTGGGCCGCGCCGATTATCAGCGCCAATACGAACCGATCCTTTATGGCTGGAAGCAAGGCAACGACCATTTCTGGTGCGGCGCGCGCGACCAGGGCGATGTGTGGTTTGTGAACAAGCCCGTGCGCAATGAACTGCACCCCACGATGAAGCCCGTCGAATTGGTGGAGCGCGCTGTGAACAACAGCAGCAAGAGCCGCGATATCGTCCTGGATTGTTTCGGCGGATCCGGCACCACGCTGATCGCCTGCGAGAAATTGAACCGCCAATGCCGGATGATTGAACTGGATCCCAAATACGCCGACGTGATCGTCAAGCGGTGGGAAGAATTTACGGGTAAGAAAGCCGAGCTGGTTGCTGCTTAATAGCAGTCAAACCAGCGCTGGCACGTTGCCAGCAAATGGTTGTAATCACCTGTCGTAGCTTCGTCGAGGAACGCTTTGACGTCAGCGTCGGAAAGCCCGCCCTTTTGCGCCGCGCGCTTGCACAGGCCGAGGACATTGAAGGCGTTGCCGTCCTTGCCCGTCAGGCAGACACGGATATCGGGGAATTTGACCACGCCCGCGCCGTTGACGCGCCGCCCGATATAACGGCCATAGTTGGATCCTGATGGATCGACGTACAAAGTTTCGCGCTCCGGCGCGGTGATCGCAATGGCGTAACGCACGTTGTTGTTCTTCCAGCCGCCTTTGCCTGCCAGCCATTCACGGCTGGCCAGAGGCTTGGCAATGAAGGCGTCGTATTCGGCAGCGGTCATTTCTTTGGTTTCGATGATTTCGGTTGGATAAGCCGTGCCGCAATCGCGGCGCGATCCGCTTTCAATTTCATGCCAGTCGCAGGGTTTGCGGGCGTAAACAACATGGATTAAATCGCTCATGGTTTTTTCCTATTTTGTTTCCTGACCAAGCATCCCTTTGACCCACTCGATGGCGTCGGAATCCGTTCCATCAACGCTCCATTCGCGGACGCGCTTGATGGTTGGATTTTTGCTGTCGTAGGAACGGCTGTTTTTGTAATTGTAGATTTGCACGAAGCAGCCAGGGATTAATTCGACATTCCACTCGGCTTCTGTTTTATAGCCGTCTCCGGCTTTGGGCTTTCCAAAAGCCTCGACCAGATCTTTGTAGGTGGCGTTCACCGTTCCTAAAAAGGTCAGGCGCTCGCGGACGCTTGCAGGGATTGTTGTCATTGTTACCTCCGTGCCTTGCGGCCAGCTTCGTAAGCAGCTTCAAGCGCAGCCTTGATGCCCCAGGCCGAGACGTCATGAAAATCGAGGCTGTCGGAGTTGCGGGTCACAAGGGTTTCGACCTGGAGGTGCTGCTGGGCGATCTGCGTAAAAAGCTGATCTTTTGTAAGCGGCTTTTTGCGGGGGTAAGTTTTTCCGGTGGTTTCGCGGATCGCGTTTTCAAAGCAATCGCGCCAGCCTTGGTCGGCAGTGCGCGCCGTCAAATGTTTTGTGACCGCGTCTGTGCTGATCGGCCCTTTGGCAGTGCCTGCGCCGTTTTCGATGAAGCTCAAATCGTCGGAGAGATGGCGACCGAAATGTGAGTCTAAAACATCGCGGGCTTGCTCGGCGGTCAATTCGAATTCTTTTGCGAGGAAGCGGCTGGCAGCGTCCCACACCAATTCGGCATCGTAGCCGTTGCGGGCGCTGGTACCCCAGAAGCCCCATTCTTGGTTTGCGGTCGGTTGCGGTTGAAAATCTGTCATGGCGTTCTCCTTTGCTTATACTTACATGAACGCTTCATTCGCGCGGATTATCAAGTCATATCGGCTTCGCTCTATTGCGAAGATTTGCGCCGATTGATTGTTTGATAATCAATCGGCGCACTTTGATTGTTTTATTACTTGCTATCCGCAATTTTATAGATCCGCTGCTCTCCTTTTGGTTTGTCGGAAACGATTTGATAACCACGTTTCTTGGCAAGCGCATGGGACAGCGCGCTGCGGATCGTATGTTGCTGCCATCCGGTGGCGGCGACCATATCCTCGATGGTCGCGCCCTCGGCGCGCTTGAGCAATTTAATGATTGCTTCCAGCTTGCTCTCCTTGCGGACGGGCATAGCGGCAACGGCTGCGAGACCCGCCTTCATGGGTTTCGACAGCTTCTTGGGCTTGCTCTTTTTGGGAGCGGTTTTGGCCTTGGTCGCTTTCGCGGGCTTGGCCTTTTTGGCTTTGGATTTAGTGGGCATAAGCGTTCTCCTTTCTTCACCATGAACGCTTCATTCGCGGCGCTTATCCAGTCAATTGTGAGCAATCAATTGGCTTTAATCGGCCATAACGGATCATGGAATGATGCACTTTGAGCAAAGGTTTATCGATTACAGCGTATGCGCGGCATCGCGGCGTGAGCCATGTCGCCGTTTTAAAGGCGATCAAGGCAGGACGCATCGAAAAGGAAGCGGACGGCACCATCGATCCGGAAAAAGCGGACGCCGCCTGGGCACGCAATACCAATCAAGCGCAACAGCGTAAGGCAGCGAAGCAGAGCGAAACGCCGCGCAACGATGTCGAAGCGGAAGCGCCTGTCGGCCCGCCCATCGTCAACAGCGGCCCGAACTTCGCGCAAAGCCGTGCAATCAAGGAGGCATACAACGCCCGCCTTGCAAAACTGTCTTACGAGGAAAAGTCCGGCGCGCTGGTGCGCACCGACAGCGTCAAGGTGGCGTGGTTCAACACGCTGCGCGTCCTGCGTGATCGCACTCTGAATTTGCCGGATCGGCTTGCGCCAATCCTGGCGGCTGAAACGGATCCGAAAACCGTGCGCGACATGCTGGAGGACGAACTGCGCACCATCCTGAATGACGCCGCCGATGCCATTACGAATTTGCAAAGCGGTTAATCATGGAAGCATTACAGGAATGTTTAACGCACGCCACGCTGGCGCTGCGACCGGATCCGCGTCTGTCGGTTTCGGAATGGGCTGACGCACATCGCTTTCTATCCCAGACCGCCTCCGGTGAGCCTGGGCCGTGGCGCACGGATCGCACGCCCTACATGCGCGAGATCATGGATTGCCTTTCGCCGTCATCACCCGTCGAAAAAGTGATCTTCATGAAGGGCGCGCAGATTGGCGGCACCGAAGCTGGCAATAACTGGATCGGTTACGTCATCCATCACTCGCCAGGGCCAATGCTGGCGGTGCAGCCGACCGTGGAAATGGCCAAACGCTGGTCGAAGCAGCGCGTGGCATCGCTGATCGATAGCACGCCCGTCCTGCGCGAGCGCGTAAAGGAAGCCCGTTCGCGTGATAGCGGCAACACGGTGCAGAGCAAAGAGTTTCCAGGCGGGATCCTGGTCATGACGGGCGCGAACAGCGCCGTTGGCCTGCGTTCCATGCCCGTGCGCTACCTCTTTCTCGACGAAGTTGACGCTTATGATTTCGACGTGGACGGCGAAGGCGATCCGGTCAGCTTGGCCAGCCAGCGCACGATTACGTTTGCCAACCGGAAAATCTTTCTGGTTTCTACGCCGACGATCCAAGGCTTCAGCCGGATCGAATTGGAATACGAAGCCTCCGACCGTCGCCGTTGGTGGGTGCCGTGTCCTGAATGCCAGGAATACCAGGTGCTGGAAGAAAAGCGCCTGCAATGGCCGAAGGACAAGCCGGAGGAAGCTGCTTATTTTTGTGCGCATTGCGGTGTGGCCATCCCAAGCCATCGCAAGGCATGGATGAACACACGCGGGCAATGGCGCGCGGATGCACCTGACGCTGGCAAGGCGGCAGGTTTTCATTTGTCCGGTTTGAATAGCCCTTGGCTCTCCTGGGCGCAGATCGCTGAACGAAAAGCTGCTGCCAAAGATGACGCGGCAATGAAAGTTTACGTCAACACCATCGAGGCGCGCACATGGGCAGAGTCCGGCGAAGCGCCGGAGTGGCAGCGGCTTTACGACCGCCGCGAGGATTACCGGATCGGCGAAGTGCCGGAAGGTGGATTGTTCCTTACGGCTGGCGTCGACGTGCAAAAGGATCGGTTGGAGTTGGAGATCGTGGCCTGGGGCCGCGACCGTGAAAGCTGGTCGGTTGATTATCGCGTGCTTCAAGGTGATCCGGTTAAACCGGATGTCTGGCGGCAGCTTGATGGTGTGATGGCGGAAACATTCACGCATGTCGGCAACACGGAATTGTCGATCATGCGCCTTGCCATCGATACGGGCTACGCGACGCAAGAAGTTTATGATTGGGTGCGCAGGCAATCGGATCGCGTCATCGCCATTAAAGGCGTCGAGCGCCTTGGTGCTGCCATCGGCACGCCGAGCCACATGGATGTGCTGACAAGCGGCAAGCGTAAACGGCGCGGCCTGCTGGTTTGGCCTGTCGGATCGTCATTTTGCAAATCGGAGCTTTACGGCTCCCTGCGCAAAGACAAACCGACCGACGAGCAGTTGCAAAATGGCGAGAGCTACCCTCCAGGTTTTTGTCACTTTCCAAAATATGGGGAAGAGTTTTTCAAACAGCTCACCGCCGAACGGCTGGTGACAGTCAAAGACAAGCGCGGCTTTCCTCACCGCGAATGGCGCAAGCTGCGCGAACGCAACGAAGCCTTGGACTGTCGGATTTACGCCCGCGCGGCGGCATCTGGCCTTGGCATCGACCGTTTCGGCGAAGCGACATGGCAAAAATTGGAACGTGCTTTGGGGCGCGCCATCCAGCCACAGCAAGAAACGACAGAGATACAGAAACCAACGCAAGTCACGCCCGCCGCACGGCGCGTGATTAGGAGCGATTATTTATGACCTATACGACCGCACAACGCGACGCCTTGAAACAGGCGATTGTGAGCGGGGTTCTACGCCTGTCTTACGACGGGAAGAACGTGGAATACCGCTCGATGGCCGAATTGAAGGCCGCGCTTAACGAAGTCGAAGCCGCCCTGGCGCGCGATAGCGGCCAGCCGCAGACCCGACAGATCAAAATCTACGCCGATAAGGATCTTTAAGTGAAATTGCTCTCTCGCATCAGCGCGGCGATGAAATTCGCTGCGACCGGACGGCTGTCCGCATCCGCCTTTGAAGGCGCAATGCAAAACCGCCGTTTGATCGCCTGGAAAGCCACGCAGGAGAATATCAATACGCTGCTGGCATCGGGTGGTGAACTCTTGCGCGCCCGCGCGCGCCAGATTGTCCGGTCAAATCCTTACGCTGCCAACGCTGCCGACAGTTTTGTCGCCAATGCTGTCGGCGCTGGAATCTTGCCTTCCAGTCTTATCACCGACACGGCGCTGAAAGATGAATTGCAGCGTGTGTGGCTTGCCTGGACAGACGAAGCCGATGCCGACGACCTGACAGATTTCTACGGCATGCAGGCATTGGCCGCGCGCGCCATGTTCGAAGCTGGCGAATGCTTCGTGCGTTTTCGTCCCCGCCGTCCGGAAGATGGTTTGACGGTGCCGCTCCAGCTTCAATTGCTGGAAGCCGAGCATCTGCCTTTCGATAAAAACGAAACGAGCGGCAACGGAAACCAAATTCGCTGCGGCATTGAATTCGACAAGATCGGTCGGCGCGTTGCTTACCACTTTTACCGCAAGCATCCAGGCGACACGACCGATCAAAGCAATAAGGGCGAAATCGTTCGGGTTCCGGCAAGCGAGATCCTGCATCTTTACCGCCCGCAACGCCCTGGACAAATCCGTGGCGTGCCGTGGATTTCACCCGCGCTCGTCAAACTCTATCTGCTCGATCAATACGACGATGCCGAATTGGATCGGAAAAAAGTTGCGGCCTTGTTCGCGGGCTTCATTACCAAGAACGCGCCGGAAGATAATTTGCTGGGCGAAGGTGCGCCGGATGCCACGGGCAGCGCCGTCGCGGGTCTTTCCCCAGGCACCATGCAAGTGCTGCTTCCTGGCGAGGATGTGAAGTTTTCCTCCCCCGCCGACGTGGGCGGTTCCTATGAAATGTTCCAGTACCGCACGCTGCTGGCCATCGCTGCCGCGCTTGGCGTGCCGTACACAAACGTCACGGGCGATTTAAAAGCTGCCAATTATTCCAGCATACGCGCTGGCACGGTCGAGTTCCGCCGCCGCCTGGATCAATTCCAACACGCGACGCTGATCTATCAGCTTTGCCGTCCGGTGTGGAAACGCTGGCTGGAAACGGCAGTGCTGTCCGGCGCGCTGTCGATGCCAGGATTTGCAAGCGATCCGACGAAATACGCTGCGGTCAAATGGATCACGCCGAAATGGGAATGGGTCGATCCGCTCAAAGACCGCCAAGCCGAGAAGATCGCGCAGGAATGCGGTTGGAAAGCACCGTCCGACATCATCGAGGCCGAAGGATACGACGTCGACGAAACCTATCGCCGCATCGCTGCTGATCAACAGCGTGCGGACACTCTTGGCATTCGCCTTGGCAAACCTGAACAGCCAGCGCCAGCGCCGGAACAACCGCACCAGGACGACGAAGGCAAAGAGCAAACACTCGAAAAGAACGAAGAAGGAAATCAATGACCATTCTCCCACACATTGCGGGGCGCGTTTTCGACGCGCCCCTTTTGATTGCGCGCGCCAAATTGGACACCATCCTTGGCGTTCTCACACCACGCCTGCGCGGCGAAAGTCTGCCGTTCGGTTCAAAACCCGCCACGCGGGATTACGAAATCAGAAACGGCATCGCCATCATTCCGGTTGTCGGCACGCTTGTGCGCCGAACGGTCGGCCTTGAAGCGCAAAGCGGTTTGACGAGCTATGGCCTGATCGGCGAACGGCTGGATGCCGCACTCCAGGACAGCGCCGTCAAAGGCATCTTGCTCGATATCGACAGCCCTGGCGGCGAAGCTGGCGGCGTTTTCGATCTGGCCGATAAGATTTTCGCGGCGTGCAAAGTCAAACCGATCTGGGCTGTTGCCAATGATGAAGCATTTTCCGCTGCCTATGCCATCGCGGCGGCTGCGGATCGCATTTATCTCTCGCGCACGGGCGGCGTCGGTTCCATCGGCGTTATTGCCGTGCATCTCGACCAGAGCGTCGCCGAAGCCGATGCGGGTTTGAAATACACCGCGATTTATGCAGGCGAACACAAGAACGATCTTTCCCCGCACGAACCCTTAAGCGATCCCGCCCGCGCGCAACTGCAGACGGAAGTGGATCGCGTTTACGAACTTTTCGCAACAAGCATCGCGCGCATGCGCGGCATTGAACTCACCGCCGTCAAGGCGACGGAGGCGGCTCTTTATTTCGGCGATCAGTCGATTGCTGTGGGGCTTGCAGACCGGATCGGGACGATGGGCGACGCCTTGTCTGATCTCACGAAAAAAGTCGCCCGCCCTTCGTCACCACTCACTCGAAACCTGAAAAGAAAGGAAATCCCAATGACGGAAAACAACCAACCCGTCGAGGACATGGATCCCGAAATGGAATCCATTCCCGACCTTGCGGCCCTCAAAGCCGATCTCAAGGAAGAAGCGAAAACGGAAGCAATGGCTTACGTCGCGGAAGTCACCGAGCTGTGCCAGCTCGCGGGCGCGCCGGACAAAGCTGCGGCTTTCATCGCCAAGGCCATTCCTGCTGCTGACGTGCGCAAGGCGCTGATTGAAGCCCGTGCCACCCAGGCAGACGCGACGGCCATCGCTGGTCAAATCCCCGCCAACACCAATCCCACCAATAACGCGGAACCGAAGATCGACACGGCGGCGATCTATGCGTCCCGCAACAAGAAAGGAAACTAACCATGCCTGAACTGACCGAAGGCCAACACAAGGCCGAATTCATCGTGACGGAAGCCAATGGCAGCCTGTCGCGTGAAGCCGTGACCGTCCTGTCCGGCCAAAACCTCAAACCTGGCCATGTCCTGGGCAAAGTGGCCGTCGGCACCGCAACGGGCGCTGCTGTCTCCGGTAATACCGGAAACGGCGCGATCAGCGCGGTCTCTGCGGGCGCAACCGCCAAAGCTGGCGTCTATACGGCAAACCTGATCGAGCCTGCTGCCAACGGCGGCACGTTCTCGGTCGAAGATCCGGATGGCGTCAACGTCGGCACGGCTGTGGTCGGCACGCCTTTCGCTGGGCCTGTCAACTTCACCATCGCTGATGGCGCGACCGATTTCGTCGCGGGTGATCGCTTTCGCATCACCGTCGCTGAAGGCTCCGGCAAATACAAGGAATACAACCCCGCCAACACGGATGGTTCGCAAACCGCCGTGGCGCTCTTGCTCGATGCCGTGGATGCCACGGGCGGCGACAAGGACGGCGTGATTGTTGCCCGCCATGCCGAAGTCAATGCCGCAGAACTGATCTGGTTCTCCGGCGCGGACGCGAACCAGAAAACCGCTGGTCTCGCACAACTGAAAACCCACGACATCATCGCACGATAAGGAGAAACATACATGCCTACACTCGACATTTTCGGCAACTCGGCGTTTTCGCTGACGTCGCTGACGGACGCGATCAACAAGATCCCGTTCGTACCTGGGCGGCTGGGCCAGCTCGGCATTTTCGATGAAAGCGGCGTGTCCACCACGTCCGTGATGATCGAAGAGCGCGAAGGTTCCCTAACGCTCATCGAAACCAGCCAGCGGGGCGCGCCCGCGCAGCAAAACCAGCACAACAAGCGTAAAGCGCGTTCGCTGGTGGTGCCGCACATCGCTCTCGAAGACACCATTCTGGCCGATGAAGTCCAGAACGTGCGTGCCTTCGGCAGCGAAAGCCAGCTTGATGGCGTGCAAAACGTGGTCAATTTCCGCTTGGCGGAAATGGCCCGCAAGCATGACGCCACGCTGGAGCATCTGCGGATCGGTGCCATCAAAGGCCAGATCCTGGATGCGGACGGCACGACGGTGCTTTACGACCTGTTCAGCGAATTCGGCGTATCCGCATACAGCGAGATCGACTTCGATCTCGACAATGCGTCGCCTGCCGCTGGTGCCGTGCGTAAAAAATGCCATGACGTGAAGCGCAAAGTTGAAGATGAACTTGGCGCTGCGCCTTATGAGCATATCCATGCGTTCTGCTCGGCCACGTTCTTCGACGATCTGGTGTCGCATCCGGAAGTCACCGAAGCCTATCGCCGCTACCAGGAAAGTTCTTTCCTGCGCGCGGGTCTGGCGCGCGGCGCTTTCGAATACGGCGGCATCGTGTTCGAAGAGTATCGCGGCAAAGTCGGCAGCGTGGATTTCATCCCCGATGGCAAAGCGCACTTCTTCCCCGTCGGCGTGCCTGGACTGTTCCGCCAGTACAACGCGCCCGCCGATTTCGTGGAAACGGCGAACACCATCGGCCTGCCGCGCTACGCCAAGCAAGCCGTGGATCTGGAGTTCGGTCGCTGGGTCAAGCTGCACACGCAGTCGAACCCGCTGCCGATCTGCACCCGCCCGAAAGTGTTGATCAAAGCCAAACGGACGTAAGCCCGTGGCCTTTTCCGGCATGATCGACCAGCTTTTTACGGATCCCGTATTGAGCAAGCCCGCCACCTATCTGGCATTTGGCACATCTACACCTTATCCGGTGCGGGTGATTTCAAAGCAGCCGGATACGGTGGTGGGATTCGGCGACGGGCAGTTGCACGTTTCGACAGTTTTATTCGATGTGCGCAGCCTGGAAATTCCCGAACCCGCCAAAGGCGATCAAATCACCTGCGACGGCATTACCTACGTTGTGCAATCCGAACCCAAAGCAGATCGTGAGCGCCTTGTCTGGACGCTCGATGTGAGGCCCGCATGAGACTGCAAGCCGCCATTCAAGGTAACTTGAAAGCCATGATGGCAGCCGAAGTCAAAGCCGCTGAAAAAGCTGTCAGCGGCGGCGTGCGACAAGCCACGGACGGTTTGAAGAACGAATTGCGCAGCCAGGTGACGGGCGCTGGGCTTGGAGAACGCCTTGCCAAAAGCTGGCGCGGCGATCTCTATCCCAAGGGCGGCATGAGCATCAATGCTGCCGGATTTATTTATACGAAAGCGCCGGAAATCATCGGGGCTTTTGCCTACGGGGTAACGATCCGCAGCAAGAGCGGACGGTTTCTGGCGATCCCCACGCAATACGTTACGCGCCGCCAAGGCAAAAAAGTAACACCTGCCGATTTTGCCGAGGCTGGCATTCCGCTCCGCTATGTGCCGCCGAAAGGTGCGCGGCGTGTTGGATTGCTGGTCGTCGATGATTTCCGCATCACCAGCAAAGGCAAAGCGCGCATCGCCAGCGACCGAGCAAAAAAGACCGGACGCGGTTTAACCACCGTCGTCATGTTTATCCTCGTGCCGCAAGCGCAACTGAAGAAACGCTTCGACATCGACAGCGTTGCCAAGAAATGGATCGACCGTTTGCCGTCACTCGTCACGGCAAGCTGGCCCGACGAAAAGGAAGAAAAATGACAGATAGAGAAGCCATCCTGCAGGCGCTGTTCGCGCTTTTGCAAACGATCACCGACGCCACTATTTTGCGCAACGAGGCATTGCCGGAACGCATTCCGGACGGCGGCCTGATCATTCTGCGCGACGGCGATCCTGGGGAACCGGAAACGCTGCTTTCGCCCGTGTCCTATTACTGGCAGCACCGCGCGCTTGTAGAAGCTATCGTTCAAAAAGGCGATCAAGCCGCGCGCGATCTCGCGCTCGATGGCCTGTATCGCAAGATTTCCCTCGCCATCGCGGGCGACCGCACGCTGGGCGGCCTTTGCGACCGTGTTACGCCGCAAGCGCCGGACAGCAATGTGCTGGTTGTCGAGGGATCGCCGCAGATCAAAGGCGCAATCATTCCCGTCGAACTCATCTACGTCACCGCCGATCCCCTCGGCTGATTTTCTCAACCTAAACAAAGGAGGTAAACATGGCTCGTTCATACGGTGCCAATGCCCAGCTATTGGGTAAATTCGAAACCGTTTACGGCACGCCGCCGACCGGAAACTACATTAAATTTCCGTTCGTCTCATGCGATCTTGGTTCCGAACAGGGTTTGATCGCATCCGATCTGCTCGGTCAGGGCCGCGATCCGTCACAGCCAATCCGCGACGTCATTCGCGTGGAAGGCAACGTGGTGGTGCCAGTCGATTTGCGCAATTTCGGCCATTGGCTGAAAGCGCTTCTCGGTGCGCCGACGACCACGGGTAGCGGGCCTTACACCCATACCTTTGTGTCCGGTGCATCCAGCTTGCCCAGCATTTCGCTGGAAGTCGGCATGCCGGAAGTGCCGATCTTCTTCATGGAAGCTGGCATCCGTGCCAACTCCGCGCAGTTGAACTTCGCACGCTCCGGTGCGGCCAACGCCACCTTGAACTGCATTGCCCAGGGTGAAGCCAAAGCGACGACGACGGGCGGCGGCACGCCGACCGTGGCATCACTGACGCGCTTCAACCAGTTTCAGGGTTCGATCAAAAAGGACGGCGTGCAGCTCGGTAACGTCACGGGCGCGCAACTGACCTACAGCAACAACCTGGAGCGGATTGAAACCATCCGTTCGGATGGCAAGATCGACGGCGCGGATCCGACCATCGCGGCGCTGACCGGAAATATCGAAGTCCGGTTTGCTGATACCACGCTGATCGATGCGGCCACCGACAATACGCCGCTGGAATTGGCGTTCGCCTACACCATCGACGCTGACAAATCGCTGACGTTTACAGCGCACGAAGTGTATCTGCCGAAACCGAAGCTGGCGATCAGCGGCCCTGGCGGCGTTCAAGCCACCTTTGACTGGCAGGCGGCGAAGGCGACAAGCCCCGCACGCATGCTGACTGTTGTCCTCAAAAACGATGTAGCGAGTTACGCATGATTACCTTGAACCTGAAACGTGAAAACTACTGGCTGGATCTTATCTCTGGCGTGCGCGTGCATGTGCGTCCGGCTTCCACCGCTCTTGTGATGGCGGCGCGCGTTGCGGCCCTGAAAGAAGAAGCCGAACCCGCTCTGCGCAGCACGGCGCTGATCAAACGCTTGGCGCAGCTTGCCATCGTCGAATGGGACGGTGTCGGCGGTGAAGATGGCGAAGCGTTGCCCGTCACGCCGGAGGGTGTTTTTGCCCTTATGGATCTGTGGCCCATCGCCGAAGCCTTCGAGCGTCTCTACCTCGGCCCCGCGCTTTTGCTGGAACAGGAAAAAAACGCCTAACGGCTCGTTGCCGCTGGCACTTTGGCGGCGGGCCGGATTACTGCGCTTCTTGCCAGGACGCGGATTTGCCTTGCGCACGCGGCGAAGCGAATGCGGAAGGCGAACTCTGCCCGTATCGGCAGCATGAACCGCAAAGCATGGAGGCATGGCAAGCCTGGGATTTGGCGCTCCGTTGCGGCGGGCAATTGCGCCTGAGCCAAATGGTCGCCATCGGCATGGATTTTTCAGCGGCGCTGCACGTTGCAGCATCGCTCGGCCATGACGCGAACGCCACGGCGGAATTCCTCCCCGCCGTGGAAGCTGGGATGACCAGCGCATTCAACGAAAAACTCAGTAGCGAGATGAAAAACCGATGACCGAACGCAATCTTGCCATTCGCCTGACTGTCCTCGACGGCGGCAAGGTCAAGGCTGAATTACGGGAAGTCGGTGAAACGGGCGAAAAGTCGCTCAAGAAAATCGAGCTGGCCGGACAGCCTGCCTCGAAATCGCTGCTGGCGCTGAATGCCGCCGCCAATGACGTGAAAGGCTCCGTTGTCGGCCTGACGGGCAACCTTGGCCCGCTGGGATCGGCGCTGGGTGCCATTGGGCCTGTGGGCCTTGCCGTTGGCGCGGCGCTGGCCGTCGTCACGCTGGGCCTGAAAGCCGCCTTTGAACACGCCGCCGAAGCAGAGCAGTCCTTCAACCGCCTGCAGGCCGTTCTGCGCGCCACGGGCAACACAACGGGCCTGTCCGGCAAACAAATCGCGGCCTTTGCCGACCAGATTGAATCCTCCACCCTGGCCACCGCCGAACAGGTGCAGGATGCGGCGGGCGTCATGGCCACGTTCCGCTCCGTCACAGGCGAAACCTTCACCCGTGCGATGACGCTGGCGCAGGATATGTCCGCCGTATTCGGCACGGATTTGCGTGGCAGCGTCACGCAGCTTGGCAAGGCTCTAGAAAATCCCGCCGAAGGTCTGACGGCGCTGCGCCGGATCGGGATCCTGTTCACCGACAGCCAGAAGGATTTGATCCAATCGCTGGTCGACACGGGCAAACAAGCCGAAGCGCAAAAAGTCATTCTCGATGCCTTGGAATCCAAGGTGGGCGGCGCTGGCGCGGGCGAAGCCACGGGTTTAACGGGTGCCACCAATCGCCTGTCCGATGCCTGGGGCAATTTGCTGGAAGATATCGGGCAAACGCGCGTGGTTGCTGGTGCCGCCGAAGGCGCATTGAGCGGTCTATCGTATGTCGTCGAAGGTTTGCGCAACCTGATGAAAGACGATCCCATCGGCAAGCAGCTGATGGATGCCAGAATGGATCTGGCCGATCAAGAAGAGCGCCTAAAGCGCCTGCAAAATTATAAGCCCGTCCTGCCGTTCACGGATATGAGTCCGATGATCGAGCGTCAGGAATCGCGCGTTGAAAAAATCCGCGAGGAAGTGAACAAACTCGCAGCCCAGGCCCGTCAGGAAGCGCAGGAATACGAAGCCGAGCAGAAAAAGCTGCAGGCCGCCCAGGAAGATGCCGCGCGCGACCGCCGCGCCGATCTCTTGAGCGAACAGCGCAAGAAACTGGACGATGCCGTCGATAAATTGGCGACCGATCCTGCCGACCGCATTGCCAAGGTCAATAAAGAGCTGGAAACCACCAAGCAGCGCATCGAAGCCTTGCGCGAAAAAGACGGCAGCAATGCTGGCACGGTGGACGCGGCGCTGAAACAGGCGGAGGAAATCGCCCGCCGTCAAATCGACGCGATTGAAAAGCCCGCGCGCGAAGCCGCCACCCGCGTCATGGAGGCAAATACCAAAGTCGTGGAAGATCTCCAGCGTCAAATGCTGGGCCTTTCCGACAAGCGCCAAGCCTTCATCGACCAGGCCGTGGGGCGTCTTTCCAAAGATGCGGGCGATGCGCAGCGTGAACAAACGCGCAAACTTGCGGCGCAGCTTTTCGACAGTCAGGCTTATTCCGAAGCGCAAAAAGTCGTCGAGGATCTGAATAAACAGCTTGAGCGCCTAACCGATAAACGCGCCGCGTTCATTCAGGATGCGGTTGGCCGCTTGTCGGATAACGCAACGTCGGCACAGCGCGCCGAAGTTGAGAAACTGGCCGCTGCCCTTTACGACCAGGGCGAAGCCCAGCAAAAGCTGAACAAGCTGAAGCAGGAAGGAGAACAAGTCACCAACGCCACGCGCACAGCGACGGAAGCCTACGCGGCAGAGTTGGAGCGTCTTAAAAACATGCTCGATGCTGGCGCGATCAGCCAGGACACTTATAACCGCGCGGTTGCCAATGCTGAAAAGCAGCAGCTCGACGCACGCAAGGATGCCGAGGCCGGAGCGTTGCGGGCGTTCCGCAACTACCGTGAACAAGCGGAAGATGCAGCGTCGGCGGTTGAGAAAGCCTTCACCGAAGGGATGAAGGCGACCGAGGACGCGATTGTGGATTTCGTCACCTCCGGTGGCAAAAGCCTAAAGAGCCTTGGCGATATGGCGAATTCCATCGTGGCCGACATCACGCGCATGGCCGTGCAGAAGTCGATCACGGGGCCGCTCTTCAACATGCTCGGCAGCAGCATGGGCGGCGGCGGTTTCTTGGACAGCATTTTCAGCAGCATCTTCCACGAAGGTGGTGAGGTTGGCGGATCCGCGCCGCAGCGCCGTATGCCTGCGTATGTATTTGCGAACGCACCGCGCTATCACACGGGCGGTGTTGCGGGCCTGAAGCCTGGGGAAATCCCCGCCATTCTGGAGCGCGGCGAAATCGTGTTGCCGAAGGACGGCACCCGCATGGGATCGCCCGTCAACGTCGTCATGAACATCACGACGCCGGATGCCAGCAGCTTCCGCATGAGCCAGTCGCAAATCACGGCTGAAGCGGCACGCGGCATTCAGCGTGCCAAGAGGAACTTGTAATGGCTTTTCACGAAGTCCAATTCCCGAACGATATTGCCTATGGAGCGACGGGCGGGCCTGAATTTGCCACGTCCGTCGTTGCTACGGCCTCTGGCTACGAGCAGCGCAATATCAATTGGTCATCGGCGCGCGGGCGCTGGGACGTGGCCTCCGGTCTAAAAAAGCAAACCCAGCTCGATACGCTGATCGCCTTCTTCCGCGCGCGCAAAGGCCGCGCTCACGGTTTCCGGTTCAAAGACTGGACGGATTACAAGGCAACGGGTCAGGCCATCGGCACGGGCGATGGCACGAACAAGATCTTCCAGTTAAGCCGCACTTATTCATCGGGCGGCAGCACGGATGTGCGCACGATTACCAAGCCCGTCGCCGGCACGGTCAAAGTCTACCTGGCGGGCGTACTGCAAGCCTCCGGCTGGTCAATCAACACCACCACGGGCGTGATTACCTTCACGACCGCGCCAGGAAATAACGTGGCCGTTTCGGCTGATTATGAATTTGACGTGCCTGTGCGGTTCGATACCGACCGCATGGCCGTTACCATCGAACAAGTTAACCTTCATCAATGGTCAGGCATTCCGATAGTCGAGATTCGCGTGTAAGATAGGCCAGAAGCCCGCCTTACTATGATTTGGACAATGAATGCCAACTGTTGATTTGAAAAAGATTTTATTTTCGCGCCGCCGCTTGCGAAAGCCTGCCGCGATTATTGCGACGCTTATTCTGATTTTCCTGGGAGTTGAGAAACTTCCCGTGCTGGCCGAACCTTCTATTGGTGTGGCTTCGGTTATCGACGGCGACACGATTGAAATTCAAGGACAGCATTTTCGGCTTTTCGGCATCGACGCGCCGGAAAGCACGCAACGCTGCACAAAGGACGGCAAAGCATATTTATGTGGCAAAGACGCTGCTTTCGCATTGGCGGACATGATCGGTCGTCAAAACGTCACATGCGAAAAACAGGACATAGATCCTTACCATCGGATCGTTGCTATTTGCTATGCAGGAAAAACAGAAATTAATCGCTGGATGGTCGCGCACGGATATGCCCTCGCATATCGGCATTATTCGGATCGCTACGTCCAGGATGAAATAAACGCCAAGGCTTCCAAAGTCGGCATTTGGGCTGGCTCGTTCGAGAAGCCCTGGAATTACCGCCACCGAACAAAATAGAGAAATCATGAAAACTGCCAGTTCACAACTCGCCACCCACATCGGTGGCGAGACGACGACGCTTGCCACTTGCTGGAAGGTCACGCGCCGCGATGGGTCGATATTCGGCTTTACGGACTTCGATAAGAATTTGACCGTGGACAGCTTGGTTTATCAGGCGCGCTCTGGTTATACGCGCTCGGCTATTCATACAATCGCCAACCTTGCGGTCGATAACCTGGACATTGAAAGCGCCATCGACAGCGAAACCTTGAGCGCCGCTGATTTACGCGCGGGCGTGTGGGACGGCGCGACGATTGAGATTTTCCTCGTCAATTGGGCCAACATCGCCAATGGCAAGGTCATTCTAAAGCGCGGCACCATCGGCGAAGTGGAATTGAAAGACACGGTGTTCCGAGCGGAATTGCGTGGCTTATCCCAGGCGCTTTCACAACAGATCGTCGAGCTTTACACGCCGGATTGCCGCGCCGATCTGGGCGATACGCGCTGCAAGGTCAACCTGGCTGCGCTCACCGTCACGGGCGGGATAACAGCCGTCACCGACAGGCGCAGTTTCACCGATACGTCGCGTGCAGAGGCCGTCAATTACTGGAACGGCGGTTTGCTGACATGGACAAGCGGCGCGAACGTAGGCCGTAAGATGGAAGTCAAAGCCTTTGCCAGCGGCGGCGCATTCACGCTGTTCTTGCCCATGCCCAGCACCGTGGCGGTCGGCGACAATTACAGTTTGCGCCCAGGCTGCGATAAGAAATTTTCTACCTGTAAAGACAGGTACAACAACGTCAAAAACTTCAGGGGCGAACCGAACGTCCCTGGCAACGATCAGGTTCTGGCTTATCCCGATGGCAAATAAACTCACCCGCATGGACATCGTGCTTGAAGCGCGCGAATGGATCAACACGCCCTTCAAGCACCAAGGCGCGCTCAAAGGCGTGGCTTGTGATTGCATCGGCCTGATCAAAGCCATCGGCATGCAGCACAATTTGATGGATTACGATCCGAATTCAACGGAGGCTTTGTCCTACGCCAATTATTCGATGATGCCGGACAGCCGTCGCATGCGCGAAGCCTTGAGCCGCTGGTTCATCCCCATTCCGGTGGAGGAAGCCCAGATCGCCGACTTCTACTTCATGGCCTGGGGCCGTGAACCGCAGCACGTCGCTTTAATCACGGATCACGGCATCATCCATAGCTATTCAGGTGTCGGCAAAGTCGTCGAGCATGGCCTCGACGAACGCTGGCAGCAACGCATCTCGGCGGCTTATCGCTTCCCGTATTTCAAAGGTATGTAATGGCTGTTCTTGCTTTAGGTGTGGTCGGATCCGCGCTCGGTTCCGCCATCGGGATCGGTGCGTCCGCAGGCTGGCTTGGCGGCGTCCTGCTGGGCAATCTTCTGTTCGGCGGCGGCAAAGGCCAAAACATCGAAGGCCCGCGCATTGATGACTTGTCGGTGCAAACCTCAACTTACGGCGCGCCGATCCCGCTTGTGTACGGCACCATGCGTATTTCCGGCAACGTCATCTGGTCGACGCCGCTCAAAGAAACCCGCACCGTCAAGAAAAGCAGTGGCGGTAAAGGCGGCGGCAAGAAATCCTCGCAGACCACTTACAGCTATTCCGTTTCATTCGCGGTCGGCCTTTGCCTTGGCCCCGTGGCAACGGTGCGCCGGATCTGGGCGGACACGAAGGTGATTTACGATGCAAGCGCCAACAACACGCAATCGACCGAGAAATATCCAGGCGTGGTGCGCATCCATCGTGGCGGCGAAGATGAAGAACCGGATTCCACGATGGAAATGCACCTCGGCGCTGGCAACGTGCCTGCCTTCAGGGGCATGTGCTATCTGGTTTTCGACGATCTGCAGCTAAAGGATTTTGCCAACCGCATTCCGAATATCAGTGCCGAGGTTGTTGCCGACGGCGATATGCAGAGCGACCGTTTTATCTTCCCGCCCGCAACGACGATGACGAAAGAAGGCGGTATCCTCGATCAAGCGCGTGGCACGATGATTGGCACGGGTGCGCATCACGTTTGGAAATACGACTGCGTCAACAACCGCTTCGTTTTGGAGCGCGGTTTAGAAGATCCGAATTGGTCAACAATCTATCCTGGCGCCAATGATGTCTATGGCGATGTCTGCGGCATGGACAGCCAGGGTTATTATTACCACGCGACGGATGCCTATGGCGTGACCATGCGCCTCGTGAAGCGCCATCCCGAAACACTCGGCATCGTGGCGATCAGCAGCCCGAAGATCAGCTTCAGCGTCAACGGCTGCGTGCGACGTGATAAAATCTTCTGCTACGGCACGCGCGAGGTTTACGATCTAAATTTAAAATTGATCACTGACCTGTCGGCATACTTTCCCTCCGTCATGTTTGGCGGGCCGATGTGCGATGATCCTTATGGCCGTTATTGGCAAGTCACAGGCGGCTATGTTCGCCGCTTCGTTCCCAACGGTCTCGGCTCAGGGGAATTGACCGAATGGAGCAGCATCGCCTGGACGGATGGCGAATTGCCGCGCACGGTGTGGTGGGACGATTTCACGGGCCATATTTATTTCACGCTCGGTCTCGGCCAGCGCCTGATCAAGTGGCATCCGGAGAGCGGCTATGCAGGCCATTGTGATGATGTCGCCATCCCCGCAGGCTGGGGCATCCAGTCGGATTTCAATTATCCCCTTAACGGGAAATATTGGGCTGTCGCTGATTACGACGTGACGCTGGTCAATCTGGTGACGATGAAGATCGAACGCCGGATCAATCTGCTCGATCTGGCCACCACGTTCCCCGCCCAGCTCGGCGGGACATACGAAAAGTTCACGCACTCCGCCATCATCATGACCTACGATGGCATGTTCAAATACCCGTTGGAGCGTTACGGCAACGATGCCGTGGCCTTATCCGGCGTGTTGAAGGACATCTGCCTCAAGGCTGGCATGGCCTCCACGAGCGTCATTTCAAGCGCCGTAAGCCAGTCCTTGCGCGGATATGTGGTCAGCCGCCGCATGGCCGCGCGCGAGGCTTTGGAGCCGCTTTTAGGGTCGTATTTTGTCGATGCCGTGGAGACGGATGGCATCCTGCGCTTTGTTCCGCGCGGCGGCGCATCTGCCGCCACGATTGCGAAAGACGACTTAGGGGCCAGCGATAGCGGCCAGGACGAACAAATCCGTCTTTCGGAAAGCAGAGTTCAAGACGTGGAATTGCCGCAACGCCTCGACATCGTGCATGTCGATCCGACGCGCGATCACCAGCCGAATACCCAGCACGCTTCCCGCATCACGGATGCCATCATCACGCGGGAAAAGCAGACCAGGGAAATTTCGATCTCTCTGACGCCGGATGAAGCGAAGCAAATCGCCGAGCGCACGCTGTACAACGCCTGGGTAGAGCGGAACCAGTATAAATTCAGCTTGCCACCGAAATGGCTGCGCCTAGACCCCGCTGACGTTCTGACCGTCAACGTCGATGATCTTTCGCTGAAGCTGCGTTTGAACAAAGTGGATTTCGGCGGCAACAATGTCGTGTCCTGCGAAGCCGTGGCCGAGGACGAGATCGTTTATATCTCGAATTCGACAGGCTCAGGTGGTGGCTTGCCCGCCACGCCGATCAGCAACACGGGGCCGACCCCGCTGCTGATCCTGGATATGCCCATGCTGCGGTATGAGGACAATAATCTGGGCATCTATTATGCCTTCGGCTTCCGCGACAATACCGTCACGGGCGCATCGATGTATCGCTCGCCGGATGAATTGGCCTGGGAAGTTCTCGGCACGGGCAATGACGGCCCCACCTTCGGCTGGTCGGCCACCGTGCTTGCCAACACGGCAAATCCGTGGACGTGGGATGAAACGAACAAGGTTCAAATCGCCCTGACGCAAGGCACGCTCGACAGCAAAACCGCCTTGGAGGTTCTCAATTGGACGAACGTGGCGCTGCTGGGCGACGAAATCATTCAATGGCGCAATGCCACCGTGCTGGCCAGCGGGCTTTACGAGCTGTCCGGCCTGCTGCGCGGTCGGCGCGGCACGGAATGGGCCACGGGAACGCACACGATGGGCGAACGCTTCGTTCTCTTGTCCGATGACGGGGTTTATCGTGCGCCGCTGCCTGCAACGGAGATCAATAAAACGGCTTACTACAAGGGTATTCCGGATGGTGGCAATTGGGATGACGCGCCGTCAAATCCCTTTGTATTCAAGGGAAACAGTCTGCGCTGCTTCGCGCCCGTCCAGGTTAAAGGCGCGCGCGACGGCAGCGGCAATCTGACCGTTACCTGGAAACGCCGCACACGTTGGTATGGCGAATGGCTGGACGGCACCGATGTGCCGCTCTTCGAAGACACCGAAAAATACGAGATCGACATTCTATCCGGCACCACCGTCAAGCGGACGATCACGGCCACCACGCCGACCGCCGCTTACAGCGCCGCTGATCAGGTTGTCGATTTCGGCTCGGCCCAGAGCGCGATCAACATTGCCGTGTACCAAATCAATGCCGTGATCGGTCGCGGCCAAGTGAAACAAGCCACTATTTGAGGATAAAACATGCCAACACCCAATCTTGCGATTGAATATATCGCCGCGAACCAGGCGCAGAAGGAAGTCACGGCCAATGCCGCTTTCGATGCGCTGGATAAGGCGCTATGCCAGCTTACCAGCATTGCCATTCTTGACGTGGACACCACGCTCACCGATGCGCAAATGCTCGGCACGATGTCGATGAAATTCACAGGCACGCTGACGGCGGGCCGGACGATCACCATCCCCGCCAAGGCCAAATTGCTGGTGGTGGAAAACAACACGACAGGCGGTTTCACGCTCTCAGTGAAAACGCCGTCCGGCACAGCCATTTCCTTCGCGGTCGGTGATCGGAAGCTGCTTTATTGCGACGGCACGACCTTTCAAATCGTGGCCGAAACCTCGGTGGGTGTCAGCATCCCTTACGATATCGGCGGCACGCTTGCCGGAATCCCCACGGGTGGCGCGATTGTTTTACGCTATCCATTGCCGCGCGCGGTGCGTTTCCCCGCCGCTATGGCCAACAGTCGCGGCGTGGCAGGAACAGTATCGGGCGCGACCGCAACTTTTTCTATCCGCAAAAACGGCACGCAATTCGCCACCATGCAATTCGCAGCTGGTGTCAGCACGCCAACATTTACGGCAGCCACTCTCACCGATTTCGCGGCGGGCGATGTGCTGACCATTATTGCCCCAAGCCCCGCTGACAGCACGCTGGCCGATATCGGCTTCGCGCTGGCTGGCATTCGACTTTAAGGAGAGAACACATGGCATTACGTTTCATTGACGGCTTCGATCACTATTCGATCCCCAGCCAAATCCCGCTCAAATATAATTCTTATAACGATAGCGGCGGGTCGAGCGGTATCACCACCATGACGGGCCGACGCTCCGGCAGCACGGCTTTGCTGTTCCGCATTTCCAGCGACTTCTTGGGCTTAACCTTCGATCCGCAATCGACCTGGATCATCGGTTTTGGCCTTTACATGCTTTCGACCGAAACGGCGGAGCTTCTGCGCTTCACCGATAGCGACGGCACCATTCAAGCAGCGGTCGGCATTGGCAACGACGGCACGGTGCGCGTCTATCGTGGTTCGCATTCAAGCGGCACTTTGCTGGCCACCTCCAGCAACTCGCTGCCGATCCTGACGTGGAACTATATCGAGGTGAAACTCACCATTGCAGACAGCGGCGGCAACTTCGAAGTGCGCGTGAATGAAAGCACCTGGATCAACTTTACTGGAGACACGAAGCAATCAAGCACCTTGGCAACCGCCGTGCGCCTTCAGGTCTGGGGACGCAGCTCGGATAACGCCATCGACGATCTTTACGTTTGCGATAGCACGGGCAGCATCAACAACAGCTTCCTGGGCGACGTGCGCGTGGATACCGTGCGCCCCATTGGCGTTGGCAACTATTCTGAATTCAGCAAACAGGGCAGCGCCAGCAATTGGGATAACCTGGACGACACGACGATTGATAGTGACTCCACCTACAACTACAGCAACACGGTCGGCCAGCGCGACACGCTCGATTGCGGAAACCTTCCGGCGATTACGGGCAGCATCTTTGGCGTCCAGGTGAACATGGCCGCGCGCAAAGACGATGCGGGTGGCCGGACGCTGCGTTCGCTTACCCGCGTTTCCAGTACCGATTATG